ACAACAGATGGATTGCCTGACACTACACCTATGATTGATGACGCATCATCGTCTGCTGTAGCCTTACGCATTCTGTTATTTATTAATACAACAGAATATCCACGACGATCTTCGTTTGTTATGTTGCCATCATCCCATTCAAAGTATTCGGCATAGTCGGCTCCACCGCCATTCCAAGAACCATCGGCGTATGCGTTCCCGTCGCCACGCAGATAAAACTCTGTATCCGCATTCCCATTGGATCGGTAAATTGCAAAAGTATATGTGGAGCTATTAGTGCGCCCGCAGCGAATGTCCTCTATGTTTCCAACATAACCTGTAGATGAATTGTAGGTTATAACCGTACTCGTAGATGAATTTCCATGACCAAATATTGCGGCGGACGACCCACTGCTTCCTTGAATAGAAAGCCATTGACGGCCAAAGCCAAGCTCCATGCCACCAGCTGCGTTTTCATTGTAAATAAACCCGCTACCGTCAACATTCAATCTAGGATTACCATCCCCATCCGACAGCACGATGTTGTTGCTTGAGGTGCGGATGTCTAGGCCGTTTTGGTTGCCGTTGTAGCCGCCAATGATGGTATTCTTGGAGCCTGTGGTTATGTGTTGACCACTGAATAACCCAACATAAGTGTTATATAAACCATCTGTGCTTTGAGAATACCCTGCACGGTATCCAACAAACGTATTAAAGGTATCGTTATTGCCAGACTTGTTATAGCTATATCCACTTTCTTGACCAAGAAATGTATTGCCACGGTTTCCTACGTTTGAATATCCTGCTTTATCACCAAATAAAGTGTTATTGTATCCTACTGTCTGGCTATACCCCGCCTGATACCCAACAGCCGTGTTGTTGCTGGCGGTGGTGTTAGAGATCATCGCCTGCATACCCACGGCAGTGTTGTAGCTGCCTGTCGTATTCAAACCTAACGGCCCTTGTGTTGCGCCATATGCTGATGGGCCAAGTGCAGTGTTTCCTGTTCCTGTCGTATTTGTATAAAGCGCACCAGAACCAAATGCAGCTACGTTAGATGCCGTGTTGTTGCGCAAAGTATCTGAACCAAACGCAGAGACATTGTTCGCAGTCGTGGAGCTGCGCCCGGCGTTGATCCCAAAGATATTTATGTTTGTGCCGGTAGTATTACTGTATGCAGCTTGATATCCAACGGCTGTGTTGTTGCTTGCGGTGGTGTTGGACTGCAAAGAATACGCACCATAAGCAGTGTTGTACTGGCCTGTCGTATTGGAATCTAGAGTTTTGTCCCCAAATGCTGAGTTACGAATGCCTGTTGTATTTGCAGTTAGTGCGTTTCTTCCAACTGCGGTATTATCATAACCGCTGCTATTTGAATACAAAGCAGAAGAACCAACTGCGGTATTTGGGCCGTTTGTTGATGTGTAAAGTGCCTGATACCCAACCGCAGTGTTGTTGCTGTTGGTGGTGTTAAAGAGCAGTGCATCAGAACCAACGGCTACGTTTGATGCTCCTGTCGTATTTGATAAAAGCGCACGATGACCTAAACCTGTATTGTTAGATGCCGTAGTATTTGCAGACAGAGCCGCATAACCAATGCCCGTGTTATTTGCCCCAGTAGTGTTTGCAAAAAGACCGTTGTACCCTAGTGCAGAGTTGTTGTTACCTGTATTGACGTAAAGCGTGGCTCTGCCCAATGCGGTGTTATAATCGCCTGTGGTTAAAGCATTCAATGAAAGATAGCCAATAGCAGTATTATCATTTGATCCTGACGCAAAGTTAGCCCCTGCTCCGTCACCCAACGCTACGTTGTTTGTACCAGTAGGATAATTACCATCCAGCTTGACAGTAGCGCCTACGCCATCAACCGAAATGCCGGGGATGTCGGTGTCGCCGCCAAGCACGCTGTCTATGGTGTCGAGGTTCGTATTTAGCTTCGTTCCCCAGGTGTCCTCGGATGCGCCGACTTCCGGCTTAGTCAAGCTGAGGTTGGTTGTTGTAGTATCTGCCATTTGTAAACTCCATTCAGCCCAGAAACGGCCTAAGTTGTTGTCACGATTATCTCACAAAGGGTCTGCATCGCCAAAAACCCATGCTACGCCGCAGCTCCCCAGGATGTTGAGCCTGCCGCCGGGGCGTCGCCCCAAATACTGCTGTCTGTGCTCGGCGTGTAATCCGTCCAGGTATCGACAGCGACAGCCGGGGGTTCCCACTTTTCGATGCCGTTGGCCGTGACCGTCGCGGATCCCGCCAAAGACACGCTGACCAGGCGAACCCTGGCAATCGTCGCGGACACGCTCGCAGCCGGTGACGCCGTCGCGCTGAACAGGTAGATTGCCTCGGCGTTTGCCGTGACGCTCGCTGCCGCTTGAGGGTTGGCCGCAGCCTCACGCACGCGGGTCGCTGAGGCTGTGTTGCTTACCGCCGGGCTGATAGACCCGTCAGCCTCTCTCACGCGCTCACAAGCCCCCGCAGAGCTTGCGGACGCCGTCACAGTCGCGGATGCGTTGCGCGTTCTACCCGCAGAGGCCGATACACTCGCGGCGGGCGTTGCCGCTGCGTCAGCCTCCCGGACGCGCTCAGCCCCGGATGCACTCGTTAGGACAGTCGTGGCGGCAGACGCGGATCCCCGGACCCGGACGACCGCAGCCGCAGTTGTCGTTACGGAGACGACGACGCCGTCGCCCTCCTTGAACACGCCATCCACACCAAAAGCCTGGACGCCGAAATTTCCAGTGCCAAAGCCGGTGCGGTAGGTCGTGTCAGCCATTAGTCTAGCGTCACGTCAAAGTCGCCTGACGGGATCCGGAAAACGTCGCCGGTGTCAATCGCCTTGCTAGTGCTCAACGCCGCGTAGGCAATCAGGTTGCCGCCGGTAGACGCGTCAAACACGCCGACATGCGACACAGTGCCAAACGACGCGGTGGCCGTCGGGAACTCGATTGCAGCCGAGTTGGACGCGGTATCGCCAGAAACCGTAAACGTCGCTGATTGGCGCGCGTAGGCAGTGCCGGAGGTGCTAACCTCGGTGCCGCTCGCGTCATCCGCAGGGTTAGATGTAAACAGCGCCATGTACCACGCCGTCGGGCGTGTCGCGCTAGATGATGTAAATACCCAGGTTAAAACCCGTGTCTCAAAGGTGTTTGAAAAGCTCATGTGTACGCCCTTATTTTCATGCGACGGCCAGAGCCGCCAAACTTGCTTGCTTCGCTTTCGCGATTAATTGAGCCGACCGCCTGCTGGTATAAGCCCGCCCAAATTTGGATCCGCGCGTCATCCTTCAGATAAGGCGCCGAATGCATCAGTGACCCGTACAAATACGCGTCAGGAAAATATGTGAGTAGCCAGTTATTCGTGTTGCTCGCGCTCAACGCGTCGATCCGCTGGTAGTAGTACAGCTCAGTCTGGTAGGTGCCGTCCGGGGTGGGGTAGACCTCGATCTCACCCGCCGAAATCGCGTAGAACGACGGAGCGCCGGAGGTGTCCTGCGTGTCCTGGCGTCGCTTCAGCAGCTCGCCCTGGCTCAGCAGCTCCAGCGGACGGAAATTGCCAGTCGTCGTGTGGAACGTGATGACCTCCAGAAAATCAGCCGGGATGGCGCTGTATTTGCTGTCGATGGGTGCGATTGCGCGCCCCTCCATTCGCCAGTGGCGCACGCTGCGGTTTAGATCCGCCTCGGCCATCGCAATGAAATCCGGGATGACGCTGGTCAGGTCGTCGCGGTTTAAGAAATCAGCGACCGATGCTTTCAGTTCGTCGTATGTCGATATGGCCATGCTACTGTCCTCGGCTCTCCAGGTATTTCACGACCTGGTCAAATAATACGTTTTGATTTGCCTTGGGCGGGCGAGGGGCCATGAAGTTATCCATCGCATCGATGCCGCGTGACGTCGCGTCCCCGGCGTTGCGCATGGCCTTCGGTAGGTTTCGCGCGCCCTTCATGATGCCCTTGGCAAACGGCGCCATCGTCAGCACGGCGTCCATGAGACCCATGCCAGCCATGCCCGCGTTCTTAGCCATGTCCATGTAATCGCCCTCGCGATATCCGTCCGGGATCTCTGTCAGCGCGTCGTAAGCCTCCTGGCCTCCGATCACGGTGCCCACGCCAGGCGTGTAGTTCGCGACGTTGACCGCGTCCGCCGCCATTGTCGGGTTGCCGGTGGATCTCAACACCTGGTCGAAAATCGCGTTGCTGACGCCGCTGGGGGAGTTGCGAGCACCCGCCGCGCGTTCCAGGTCATCGACGCTGTAAACGTAATCGCCAGCCGTGCGGTAGGCGCGGCCCTGGTCATCCATCTTGATTTCGCCTGGGCGCGTCTTAAACGCCTCCTGGTTAAATCCATGATTGATGTCGAACTGGTTGCGCAGATCCACCTCGCGGCGATATTCCTGCTCCTGCTTCAGCCCGGCGACCTTGTTGCGGATCCGCTCCTCTGGGGTCATTGGTTTGCCTCCAGGTATTTCATGATTTCCATTTCGCTTGGCGTCGCAGCTTGCGCCTGGTTAGGCCCGCCGACGGCGCCCAGGACGCCCGCAGTGCCCAGAGGCACGGAAAGCAGACCCTTGTTCATGATAAAGTCAAACAGCACCTGTTCGCGCGTTTTGCCGGTTTTCTTAGCCTGGATGTCAGCCCGGTCGCGGATCGCGCCCATGAACGTCGTCTGGCTGGTGGGATCCACGCCGGTTTTACGCGCCGCGCCCATCCACAACGCCGCCTGGGTTTGCGGTCCAGTCAAGCCCAGCTCCTGGCCCAGCTCAAACATGAAATCTTCCATAGCGCCGTATTCGTTGTCGTTTGGCTTTTGTGACCAGACAACCGGGTTGTCCTTGATCGCCTCCATTGGCACGACGCCATCCTTGACTGCCGCTTTGGGGTTAAACGACGGCTTGCCCATCTTGTTTGTTGAGAAATACTTTTTTGCTGCTGGGTAGGCGCTCAAGATTTCATCCGCAAAATCCTGGCCCACCTCAGTGCCCGCCACAGCCAGCCAGTCAGGATCCATCGATGCCATGCCAAAATACCGGGTGAAATGCAGATCCGCCGCAATGTTTTTCTCGGATCCCTTCAAGGATTGCGTGAAACCTTTGGGCTTGGGGTTATCGACCATCGATGATTTTGTGCCAGCCACGCCAGGCTCGGCGCCCGCGTTCCACTCGCCCTGCACCTGACGCCCGGCGATCATCTCTTGCAGACCGGCGGTTTTGTGTCCGTAGCCTTTCTCCCGGCCCTTAGCCAGGACGCGGCCATCCGCGAGCGTTTCTAGGTTTTGCAACTGCTCCATGTATTCCGGGTCGGTGTACATGCGGTTGCGCACCGCAGACGCGTTGCCGATGTTGGGTGGCACCTTGGATCCGGGGGAGGTCGCGCCGACCAGGTCAAGAAACTCAGACCACTGCCGGGTTCCTTCCTCTTCGCCGTATCCAGCGATAAACCAGTCGCGCAGCTCCTCGGTGTTATACCAATCCTCGCCGACCTCCAGGCCAGCCTCGATGCTGCTCAGCATGTCCTGGCGCATGGGGTTGTTTGGGTCGCGCAGCGCAGTCAGTGATTTTTCCAGGCGAGGCGGCAATTTGCTGGGCTTGTAACGCATGAACGTAAAATCGGAGCGATTAGGCGCGACGCCGCGATACCGGGGGTCGCTGCCTGGAGCCTTGCCTAACATGTTGATGAGGCCTTCCGCCCCTTCTCTTAAATATCCCATGCTATCTCTTCACACTCTTCTTACCGCTGCATCCCCACGCCTTACGCCGGACCCGCACCTTCGGGGTGCGCTTTTGGCTGACGGTACGCGCGCAATACGCGTTGCCGCGCTTTGTGCCAGGGCGAGAGATCCGCTTGTGCGTCTTGCCCTCGCTGTCCTTGTACGTCGTCCCGTCGGCGTATTTTTTACTGGCGGGAACCTTTTTGCGCTTCGTGGGCATTACTTTTTCTTGCCGCCGCCTTTTTTCTTACCTTTGTGGTATGGCATCACTTTTTCCTCTTTTTCGCAGTCTTGGCTGCTTTCTTGAACGCCTTGTCAGTCGGCGCCCCCTTCGAGCCAGGCTTGCGCATTTTCTCAGGCTTTTTGCCTTCTTTTTTCTGACGCTCTATCCGACGACGCTTTGCGTGGATGTTGTCGTAGAGGCCTTTTTTCTTTTTTGGCTTACTTGCCATACTTCTTGGCCAAGCATGTGCCCGCGCGCTTGCACGCAGCCGGTGTCGGGCATCCCTTGCAGGGTTTCATCGCCATCTTACATTCCTCCTAGTAATTTCAGGATCCCAGGCGCCACCGGGCGCACCGGGCGTGGGCCAGTCATCGCGCCGCTCTGCATAAGCTGATTAAACGCGGGCTTCATAAAATCGGGCATGCGGTTGCGATTTTCCATCATGCGCTGGGTTTGCTCCATGTCCATCACGGCGCCCGGTCCCGGACCCTCAAACGGCTTACGCGGACCCATTCGACCCATAAACTCTTCGCCTGCGGTGATCGCGCCGGATCCCATTGCGCCCGCGCCGCCCATGGCCGCACCCTGCAACAACGCCATAACGTCAACGCCTTGGCTCTCCAGGCGCTGCACCAATGCCGCCAGTGTTTGCATGTCTGCCATAAAAACCTCCGCAATATTGCTTGCTCTCACAATATCACAGAGGCCTTAAACGCCCAAAATTACGCGATGCATGTACTTTGTGTACTTTGTGTAGGTTCCCGGAAAATTATTGGATCTTTTAGTTTTTACCCGCGTTATTTATATAATTTTCAGCTCAACGTGCAGAAAGTGCACAAAGTACATTACGCGATGCCCTGCATCCCGCGCTTCAGCTCACCCCGCCAGGATTTAAACGAACCAGCCTGCGCAGTCGCCGCATCCGACGCCATCGTCAAGCACAGCGCGTCCGCCAAGTCAGGCGACCCCACGCCGCGCCTGCGCATCTCATCCTTGCTCTCCGCCTTCATCTTGCCGGAGCTGGTAAAGCTGTAGCGTATCGCGGTCAGCTCCGCCTGCAACTGGTCATCCTTCGGCAGCTTGCACGAGCGATCCTCCAGCCAGGCCTTGCACTTAAACCACAGCTCCGACCGCAAATTCATGTAGGTGTCGCCCATCGAGGGGCTTTCCGCCACGTTGATCCCACGCACAGGCAGATCCAGCTCACGCAAACGGTCAACCACCCCGGATCCCACGCCAATGCTGTCCACCAGGATCTCCGTGGGGCGCTTAGACGGCGACAGAGCCTCATATTCCGCCACGACGCGACCGGTGGTCTGCATCAGGTCCAACCCGCGCCAGGAGCGCAGCTCAGTGACGACCGGTCCCTGGCGCTTGCACAGCGCCGTCGCATCCGAGCCAAACCGGGCCACGTCCAAGCCCCACACGACCGACGTCTCCTCCGACACGACGATGTCGCGGTGCTGCGCCGCCTCCACCAGATGAAACGGGATGATCGTGTTGTCGTCGCTCAACGGAAACTCACCCAACACGCGCACCCTAAACGCGTTCGACGTGTCGCCGTAACGCATCTCCATCTCCTTGACGAACTCATCGCTCACCAGGGGGCTGTCAACGCAGCTCCAGGTCCGGGTCCACCAAGAATTGGCCATTCGGTTGTGGCTCTCAAAAAACGTGCCGCTAGACCGGGTGGGGTTGCTCAACATCAGCGTCGTCGCGTTGTGGCCAGACATAGATCCAGCCGCAGCTTCAAACACTTGCTCTGGAACGCCGGACGCCTCGTCCACGATCAGCAACACGTTGTCCGAGTGTACACCGGCCAGGGCTTCCGGCGTCTCCGCACGCGCAGTCCGGCACGAGATAAACGCCTCGGCGGGCGCACGCACCAGCTCCACGCGGTCGCTCTTCACGTTCAGCAGCTCCTGCAACTCCTTCGGCAGCTCGTTGATCCACCGCTTCAACTCAGCAAACATCGCGTCAAACAACTGGCTGGACGTGGGGGCCGTCACGACGACCTTCACCGGGTAGCGCAGCAGCAAAAACCACAGCATCGCCCAGGACGCCGTCGTCGATTTGCCGGTGCCGTGCCCAGATTTCACAGACATCTTACGCTCGTTGCGCGCCAAGGCCTCCAGGAATTCCATCTGGTAAGGGAACGGCTCCGCGCCCAGCATCTCACGCACAAAACGCACGGGGTCGTCGTAATACGCCGCCGTGAACTCCTCCATGAAGTTAGTCGTCATGATCAATCACCTTCGCGTCGTGTACGCTATCCCGTACGGTTTTCATCTTCTTAAGGGCGTCCAAATGCATGTCGCCCAGGTTGACCGTGACGTGCGTCTGGTTTTGCTGGGATCCGTACCGCTGCTGGTTCCAGCTCTGCGCGATAAACCGATGCTGCGCGGCCTCCTCCTTCGCGATGCTCACGTCCAACGCAGACAGCTCAGCCGCACGCGTGCCGGGCGCAGCCTTCGCACGCTCCTCCTTGCGATCCGCGCGCAGGCGCCGCATGATCTCAAAGCCAGCCTCCGCGTGCGCGTCTGCCGCCTCAGCTCGCGCAGTCTCCAACGCCTTGCTCAGCTCCGGGTGCTCCTTCAAAAGGCGATGCAGATACCCGCGATGCAATCCCAGGTCATGCGCAAGCTGCGTGACGGTGCCGCCCGCCACAAGAAAATCGGTGAGGTATTCTACGCCGCCGCGACGCTCGATGGTCGCCAGGGCTGCTTTGCGTTTCGGTCGTCCTGCCATGGTTTTTCTCCGTTGTTCGTAGGTTAATCGATAGGGGGGCCGGGGGGCAAAATTTTGGGGGAAAGTGTGTGTGGGGTTGTACAAGACCTACCCCTGGGGTGGGGCGCGCCGGGGGGGGTATTTTGGCCCGGATCCGCGATAATTTAACATAATAGATGTTATGTGTCGTTCGAAAATCGCGTAAGTCATTGATATCATTACGGTTTGACGTGAGCGCATAACTAAACGCGCAAAATCGTGTGTTTCTGCAAGTGCGACATCCATGCACCAGACGCATACCGGAGCCGGTTTTCGCGCGCGCACGCGAGGCTGTCGCCTGCGTCTCAT